CTGACCGTTAGTTGTATTATACTGAAACTCAAATGTATTTGCAAAACGCAAACCAAATGGTGGATCACAAGCAGGAAGTGGAAAGGTAAAAGTTGGAACGTCTATAAGACTTGGATTAAGGCATAGATTTATATTAGACGTTGGGTCTTCAAACGTAATGTTCTCACCCCTAACAAAGTCGTACATGTTATTGTAGTCTCTATTCGCTATGTATGTATTCTCAAAAGTATACTCATATGTGGCACCACTTCCAGCACCATATCTAATACTGTGGTATCTAAACTGTACCCTACTTCCAGCTGGAATAGCTATAGGTCTATACTGTAACGCTAAAGGATCGGCAGGATATTCAGGATTTTCTTCCCACAGATCTGTCTTTGACAAATTAATATTAAGAGGGCCTATAGGTAAAAATCTAGCAGCATCGCTACGTATAAACGAAACATCATTGCTTGACGCTGAGAAGTTTGATGCCCTAATCTGCATGTATGTTCCAGGTAGCTGCTTTACAGTTGCAGATTCAGGTCCAGCGATAAAATTCTCTAACTGTACTTTTATGTCTAAAACTTTTACGCGTATAAGATTTGTTAGAGGACCATTTGAGTCTGCCTTTACTATCAAGAACTCTCCAACCTTAACCTTGCTTACGTCGTTACCCTCAAGTTTAAACCACGTAGTAACACTTGAATCTTCTGTGTAGTATATGTTTGAGTATATAACCTCGTAGTCTGTCTTCGATGGTTTTATTACGAACTTATAGAACTCTGCCCAAGATGGAGCAAGTACTCCAGCTGGTATTGTTACGTCTATACTATTCTTAGTATCTGATGTATCTGCGTTAAAAAATACTGTATTATTATTAGCAACAAGTGCGGTAGAGCTTCTAAGGTACTTGTCCATATAGACTATAGCTACCTCGTAGTCTCTATTACTGTGAAGACTATTAAATGACTCAAGTCTACTGTACGTACCAAATGATCCATTATCCTTAAAGTACTCATACGCAAAATTTGTTGGAGTTAAATCTTCATAATACTTTGCAGCCAATAACTGTATGTAAAAACAATTAATATCTACACCAGTTCCTGAAGTTATTTTAAATCCTTGATCTATATCGTCTATACCAGTCCCTTCCTTAGACCAGTCATCCTTAGGGTCAATAAAACAGTTGAAGTCATCTGTAAGAGATAGACCCAATCCACAATTAATAATTGGACTCTGATGAGTTGTTATAGCATTTATAAACTCTATAGAGGTAACAAGGTCGTTAACACTTGTATAGTCTCTTGGAAAAACAAACGAAACACCTCCATCAAAAAAATTCAAAGGGGCACCTATTTCATACCCTGGATATCCAGAAAAATCAGCATGATCAATAAATATAGATAGCAATATCTTAGCTCCCTTAGTTAAAGCACATCCAGTTAGGTCAAATTTTATTTTAGATATATCAATTGTAATTGGAGTTCCATCTATGTTGTACTCGCTTGAGTACAGTGCAGTTGGTATGGTTCTAAAACCAATATCCTCAGATACCTTTGTTAGGTTATAATCTATAGTTGTGTCGATGTCGTATCCGTCTACATAGTTACCGTAAAATATTCGGTTCCCCATAGTTGTCTGAGTCTTAGCTAGCCTTGGTACGTTATCGTATAGCCTTAGTAACTCACTCTCGGTAAGTGCAGTATATATTTTTTGGTTTGTGAAGCTTATAGCCTCTGTGTCGTTATCCAGCCACCCCTGCTCAGACTTATTGTACTTATCTATTACGTTTACAATATTTGAGTCTGACAACTTAAAGCAAAGGTCTACACCAACAACGTTTCTAGATCCAGTATTAAAACTAACTTCAACACTATTAAATGTATTAAACATACCACTATTCTCAAACGTATCGTAGTTTATAGCAAATGCTCCAGGTGTAAACGCAACGTCACTGAACTGAGATAGTGCGCTGTACTCACCGTCCTTGTACTTGTATCTATATGCGAATGATATGAACTTGTCGTCCATAAAGTTTTCTCCACCAGTCATCTCAGTCATAACGAGTGTTGGAGAGTTTAACGGAGGAGACAATATAACATTTATGTCGTCCTCTGTTATCTGATCTATACCAGCAATTGGATTAGGGTAGTTCTCTTTTATATTTATCTTCCTAGGAGGATTGTAGTTGTCAGTCCAAAATAATAGGTCATCTATTAGGTTGATACCGTTTATTAGATACGTCTGGTCAAAGTTTAGGACAGAAGTAGATATCACGTGGTACACGAGTACGTTGTGATTTGTATTGAACGACAGAACAAGGTCGACGTTACCTGGGTCACAAACGAACCAGTATATCGTCTCTGTACCTCCTTCTTCATACACTCCAATGCACTTAGCCTCAGTAGAAAGAGGCAGTCCGTTATAACTTAATGACGTTAACTTTATGTTACCCTTCGTGTTCTCCACCGCACCGACACTATTATTCTCGGTAGATCCCATCCTAATGTTAAGCGCATCGACGTACTGACCAGACGGGATAACTCTCTCGTCATAGTCCTTGTTCATCTTCCCAGCTATAAAGTTTTGACTAGCAGTGTTTGCCATACTATTTAATCCATTTGTCTCGGCCCCTCATGTTCATCAAGAGTCTCCCTGGGTGAATATTACTCAATCTTATCTTTGCGTTTCTTAGAAGGGCTGTCTTGTCCTTCTTGGCTCTCTGTACAACGTACTCCTGAATGTTTACCTTTCCGTTTAGTATCGCGTACTTAATGTATGCGTACATAAACTCCTCAATTAGTTTATTCACCGTGATCAAAGAGTCGTCTCCGTTCTCCATACCATCAGATATGTACTCAAGTATGCACAGCTCATTAGCCATTCCAGAGTTAAAGTTTATCACCCCAGATCTCTTGTCTATTCTGTACGTAGGGTTTGTGTTTGCGGTCTCTGTGTTTAGACCAAACCTTGCACCGACATTGTACTCGAAGTACCAAGTGTCGTTGTAGCTGTATCCCTCAGATCCGCTGAACGGTCCCCTGCCGAGGTACATAGTCTTCTGCTTGTCTGTTATCCTGTCATAATCAATGATAGAGGTCCCCTCAAGTACATTTCCATCCTCATCAAATAGTACACGACAGCTATTGTCTTGAAGGTAACTGTTACTATAATTTGTCTGAATATTTTCCGTAAGCGGTCTAAGAACTCCATCCTTGTACAAAGAGATTCTGACATAGTTAACGTAGTTGTTTGGTAGAACAAATTTTAAGTCGTCGCATATACTGAACTCAAGAACCTTAATCTCCTTAAGTGCGTCGTAGTTTATCTCCTGAACGGCTCTCTTCGCGTGAAACAGAACGTCGTACACGTTGACATTATTTATAAGCTTGTCGTTCCCGACGTACATCAACATAAAGTTATTCACTATGTCTTGTAGAGAGACGTACTGGTACGATCCCCAGTTCTCAGACTCGTTAATAGCCCCTGAGTTCTCGTAGTATTGGTATCCTGTTAAGTATGCCATTATCCTTCTTGTTGTTTATTTTTCATTTCCTCTTGGTTCCCGAACGTGTATAGGTCACCCTCTCTTATAGACATACCCGCGTACTGTAGTATCTTAGCCACCAAAAGAGGCTCGTCAGTGTATGGAAGCTCAAAGTCTTGGTAGTCAGTTGCGTTCTGAAAAAACACAGGCTCACCTCCAGATAAAGACATATACGTCCACTTAGGGTCTGCTGGTACCCTGATGTACTGAGCCTTAATGTTTGTCTGTATCGTGCTTGGGTAGACCGTTATACTATCTCCCTCAAGTGTGTAAGACGGATATAGTATAGAAGGCGACGTCAGGTTAGACGACAGAAGGTTTAACACCTTGTTCTGAGAAACCTTTCCGACCTCCTTTGTGTTGTTGTATCGTATCGTATTTAGGTAGTAATAGTCTCCAGGAAGGGCGAACTCTCCTGCGGAATACGCAAGTGTCACCGTACTAGAGAACGTCTCTATTACCTCCTCTAAGTTCTTCACGATATTTGCGTAAGAACTATTTGACGTCCTAGAGTTCTGTCTAATTATCCAGTTGTTGTACTGGTAAAAGTAATCCTCAAATATATCTAACTGAGCCTGCTTCGCATACAAGTTGAAGTCTTCAGGCGTAATGTACCCAAAGTTATTCTTGTTAGCCACAGACATTACGGTAGATCTCACCGAATTTATCATGCTCAAAACTTTTTACAAAGATAGCAAAAAAAAAGCACTCCGTTCAGAAGTGCTTCTTGTTCACGTTTTCGTGAACGCTCAAATAAAATGAACGCTGTTACAACTTATTCTCTAACAGTCGGAGTACCTCGATACCCTCGTCAGTCTGCAAGTAAGATGCCAATATGTAGTTACTGTCCTCTCCGTAAGGAATGGTCAATAATTTTTTCTTGTTTTGTGGGAGATTGAAGTAGATATCTCTACCCTTGTTCTTCAGTCTCAACAAATCATTCTCGAAGAACTTAGCGCAGGTATTCTGCAACTGAAGCATAGGATCGTTCAACATCTCTAAGAACGTGATAGGATTCTTCTTGGCGTAAACCAAGACGTCTCTCTTAAGTTCGGACGTAGACATCTTCTCGATCTTAGATCCAAGCAATACCCTGGCCACAGACTCAAGCATATCTAAGCTTAAATCCCTTGCTGTAACCTGTGCATCTAACTCGCTTGATAGTCTATCAACCTCAGACGTTGCGTCCTTTTCAATGTTTACCTCCTCGAAAACATTCCCATTATCTGGGTGTAACGATAAGAACTCCTGAAGTACAGGATTATTCTGAGGAACAGAAAGAGCACCATCTGTAAATACTATTGGTTCTAAAATAAAGTTTCCATCCTGCTCATCCTCGAAGGGTGATTTCTGGTTTCTTGCGTATCTTAACGCTCTGTTTGTCTTTCCGTCAAAGTAAAATAACGGGTAACGACTTGAATTTCTTGAAGCCAACATAAAGGATAGTGGCTTACTCTTACTCTTTAGGACATAGATCTTGTCCGTTGGTGTAGCATTTGCTTTCATTTGATATGATTTAAAATTTATTTATAAAAAAAATATACAGAGCCTCACTGATGAGGCTCTGTGATATTTCAACTATTCTTATCCTTTGAAGATGAAGAAGTTATTAGCACCTAAAGTACATAAGGCTCTCTCTGATAAGAAGTGAACTTCCATAGCATCTAAGCTAGAGTTAGAAGCACCACCAGCAGAACCAGTAATCCAAGTCTTGTAACGTCTGTCTTCAGTCTCAGATGCACGGTAACGAACGTGTAAGAACGGACGTTTAGCGTTTTTACCTAAGACCTGATCGTAAACTGTAGTAGATCCAGCAGGAACTAAAACACCGTTGATCGCACCACCTACGATTCCACCACGTAATGCAGCGTCGTTCAAGTACTTCCAGTCAGTCTTGTAGAAGTCATAACCTCTACGGAATCCTGTGAAACCTAAGTTCAAGGCCATGTCCTTGTCATTGTCGAACAAACCGTATGATGTACCACCAGCTCCGTAAGAGTTTTGTGATGCCAACATATCGTCGATGTCGAAAGAGAACTGACGGTTGATGAACAATACGTTCTCGTCGATAGCTCCTTGCTTGTCTAGACGTTGGATGATAGCGTCGAAGTCAGCCAATGTAGTTGGGTTACCACCAGACCAAACATTTCCACGGTTGTTTACAACGTAGAACAAACCTTCAGAACCTTTGTTTCCAACAGCTCCAGCAGCAGCAACAGCTCCAGAACCAGTCTCAGCAGGTACAGCCTCGATCATTGCCATCTCTAAGTAGTCTTCGAAACGCAAACGAGTTTCGTGCTCTGACTTGATGTACCACAAGAAACCTGTAGCACCATTCTCGGTAGTAACCTCAATCCATCCGATCTGAGCCATATCTGATCCAGATACTGCGTACTTGTCCTTGATGATGATTGGGCTATTCTCGAAGATAGAATCGTCAGACTCTAAAGACTGCTCCATACCCTCTGTTCCTTTTTTAAACTCAGAACCATAAACGAAAGCTGTAACAGCAGCTCCTAATGCAAATGCTTGACCACCAGCCTCGTAGTAAGCTACGTCAAATGTTCCAGCGGTGTAGTCAACGTCTGTGATGATTGCCTTGTTTGACAATGCAGCGTTACCGTTTGCAGACAACATAACTGTCTGTCCGATTCTAAATGCGATACCACCATTCCCAGGAACTAGTGTGTCGTTAACAGTGATTGTAGCTGTATCTGAACTAACAGCATCTCCACTCTCGCAGTCTACATACTTAGTATGCAAACGTCCTTGCTCTGCCCATTTGATAAGGTCAGAGTTAGATGGCATCTCTGCTCCAACTGCTCTTAAGAAAGATGCAACCGAACGGTTACCATAGCGCTCAAACTCTTTCTCGTAAGTATCAGGAAGATACTGATTCAAGAAATCAAAGTTTGTAATGTAATTTGTTGATAAGGTTTTTCTTTCAGCTGATGGCTGTAAGTCAAATCCTGGTGTACTTAAAACTCCCATTTTGTTTTTGTTTTTAAATTGTTATTTTTTATTACTTCTAATCTTTAGTCCACGACCGCTATCGCTGTCAACCGCCACCGCCTTAAAGCCAGAGTTGCTGATAGACTGAGGAGCGTTTCGAACCTCCATGTCTATGTTCTTAATCTTCCTGTCGTTGTCCAACAGAGCGTCGGACTTGCCTTGCTCGTAGAAGAATTTTGCAATCTTGTCTGGATTCATTGCTGTAGCTAAAGACTTATGGTAACCCACTGGATCAGAGATCAAACCGTCGCTGTCTAAGAACTTCATGATGAAGTTATTTACATTCGACTGGCTCTTCTTCATCTCCCCTGGATTATCTGGCAAGAACGTATACTTCTTATCACCAACCTCGAAATCAAAACCTTTGAAATCATTGGTAAAAAGTTCATCCGTCTTCTTCTGAAAGTATTCAGATTTTTTTAAAGCCTCTTCCTGATACGAATTAGAATCTTGAACATATTTCTTGTAGGCATTGTACTGCTCAACCTCCTGTTCGTTGACTAGACCTCCTTTTGACTCAAGAGGAGTTCTGTACGTCTCTTTCATTTGATCGAAATATTTCTTTGCCTTAGCAAGCTCTTTCTTCTTGGCTAGTTCCTTCTTCTTGATTTCCTTTGCGTCATCAAAGTCCTCGTCGTACGAAAACTTGTCCTCCATCATGTATGCGATGTCGTCCTTGTCTAGATCCTCCTCTGTCAACGAGTAGTACTCAGCCAATAGAGAGTCTGGCTCCATGTCATCGAAGTTCTTGTTTAACTTAACAAAATCCTCGATACCTCTACCAGTCTCCTTCTTAAATTTAAAGTATGCCGAAACATCTTCTGGAAGCTCCTCCCTATCTTCTCTTGCCTGAAACAAGTCCTCGATAGAGTTTACCTCCTTATTATACCGTGTCTTAATATATGAAAGAACGTCTTCATCACCTAGTGATGTCTCCTTTGGATACTCAGGCTCTACCTCAATCTCTTGCTGCAGTGACTGAGACTCATCCTGTTGTTTTAGAGTCTCCTCGTGCCTGTCCAATAGTTGTTGTTCAATTTCTTGTACGGACTTTTGTTCAGACTCTCCCAAGTCTCTTACTGTAAAATTTTCCATTTGATTTGATTTATTTAATTTTTACTGAAGTGTTATATTAACACTTGCCCTTCTTCATAGACATTGACTTATTTGCCATTGGTTTTTTTGCCATAGGTTTTGTAGCCATCGCCATTTTTTTTGTTGCTGGTTTTTTCATTTTTATTGTTTATTAGTTATAAATTCTTATTTCTATAAAAGTATCACTCATAATACCATCTGTTAAGGTTGATGTATTTAAAGTTTCTATTGAAAAAAATGTAGCTCCAATATACCAAAAATTCATCATAGCATTAGAATAAGCTCCACCTGTATTTAAACTATATATAGATGCTGTTTTATTTGCTGTAAAAACATTAGATGATGCAGTAACAGTATAACTTCCTGCCAAAGTTCTTCCAAATGAAAATGTTGCACCTGTTGTATTTTTAAGAATCTTTGCTGTTGGAACTCCTGTTCCTGATTGAGATATTAAAGCTGAATATACTTTGTAATCAACTAAAGCAACAGTTCCAGTTGCATTTGGAAAAGTAATTGTTTTAATTCCTCCTGTTAAAGTTTCTGGAAGCTCTATATTTTGAAAATTAGTACCATCTCCTTTATTAAATACACCCAATCCATAAATACCAGTTGTTCCATCAACTAGATTATCAAATTTATTTATATTAGGATAAAGTGTTTGTGTTGAAAATGAATCAGATATTGTATTCCCATTATCTACAGTCTGCTGTAATGTAATATTATTTGTCAAAGCAACAGTTCCTGAGGCATCTGGTAAATATATATTTCTATTAGCAGTTGGAGTAAGAGAGCAATATAAATTTGTTTGCTGTACTCCTCCATTATTTCTGATAAGCTTTATTTGAGTTGGAATAATTTCAATTTTACTTAACGATACAGTATTTTCAGATATAATTCCTGTTGACTGTAATGTTGTTTTAAAATTTCCACTTACAATATTATTTCCTCCATTATCAAAAGTCTGCTGTAATGTAATAGTATTTGTCAAAGCAACAGTGCCAGAAGCATCTGGTAGTTTTATAGTTCTACTAGCTGATTGAGTATCTGCTGAAGTTAAAGTTACTGTCTTACCTGCTGAAGCTGGCAATCCAAATTTTAAATAAGGATTATCTCCTAATGTTGATACAATTTCTACCTTACCTCCTAAAAAATCATTTGTCTTAATAGAATCTGCAAGAACAGTTAATGTTGTGGTACCATCATTTACAGTATTCCCCAATCCAACAGTCTGCTGTAAAGTCTGTGTAGCTCCAGCACCCTGTGGTCCTGTAGGTCCCTGAGCACCCTGTGGTCCAATGGCTCCTTGTGATGCAAGTAACGCCCAGTTTGCAGTGGCTAAGTTTGGAGTTGTTGTACCTGAAGTTGCAAGAATACAGAAGTAAGAAGCACCACTGTATCCAACAGCATCATCTGCAACATAAGACGTTCCTGATACCCATGCACCCTGCCAGTTTAGTCCTGCTGGTCCAACTGGTCCTGGAGGTCCTGCTGGTCCTTCAACTCCCTGAGGTCCCTCAGCACCAACTCCAATTGTATCAACTAGGTCATCAATTGTGTATGGCTGAGTATCTGCATTAAGACCTGCTGACTTTCTTTCTGTTAGGTTTACTCTATCTGATATACCTATAAATCTAGTTCCTGATGGTACTGTACTCATCTCTTTTATTTTTTTGCAAAGTTATTAATTAATTATATATCTGTTTTAGTGTTATCTTGGCTCAAATTCTGCCAAATCGAAGCCATCAAGGGAGTCCTCATTTGACTCGAAGTTGACTGGAGGAAGGTTATTCTTGCGCTGCTCTATCAATTTTGATTGCTGTGTGTTCTGTATGCTTATACGCTTGTCCTTAGCCTTCTCCTTCATGTCATCCTTCTCCTTTACTGTCTGTAGCTCCATCCCTTTTAACTGAGACTGCATCTGAAACTCAAGCTGCATCAGCTCCTTCTTCATCTCTGCCTGGCTTCTCATCTTCTCTATATCGAACGCCGTCTCTGCCTGCTTGATCTGCATCTTGGCCTGAGCCTCTGCCTGTATGTTCTGCATCGCAGTCTGTGCCGCCATCTGTTGTGACTGCATCTGCATCTGACCCTGCATCTCCTGCTTGGCCTGCTCGTTCTTTTGTATCGCCTCTTCTTTCTTCTTTCTCTTGAGCTTAAGCAGCTGGTTAGCCAACTTAAGGTTCTTCATCTCTCTGATGTCGATCGCATCCTCGAGGTATATAGCGTCACGAGATAGTGCAACCTGAATGTTCTGCTCTAGCTGTGCCTTCTCCTGCTCGTCTGGTGTGACCTCTATAAACACACCAAAGTCATATATGTACAGGTCCTTGATCTCTTCAAGTATAGACACGTTGTACTTACCGATCTGCATAGCAAACTGCTCTCTAAAGTCAGAGTACTCAAGTATGTCAGCTATCCTTAGCGATAGAGACTCTGCGAGAGTTCTTGTCAGGTACAATGAACCATCCAATATGTGTCTTGTTGCCGTGTTCGAGTTTAATGCCGCAAGCTTCTGTACGCCAACCAACGAGTTTGGATCTGGCATGCTACCATCCCTAGCCTCGTTAAGTCCAGTCACGTCCCTAATCATTCCAAGGTAGTGGTTGTAGCTACCTATAAGGCTTGCTATCTTACCCTGACCACTGTTAGAGTTCAGCTCCTGAATCGGCACACGTGCGTTGTTGAACTCACCGTCCTGTGTGTAGCTCCTACCGATAACACTACCTGTCTGGAAGTATAGTCTGAGGGCATCCTCTGGATTGTATGCTGCGCCTGTACCCAAGTCAACCTCGTTCAGTCCATCGGCATCGATGAACACCCCGTCAGGGACAACCTTAGCAAGTACCTGCTGAAGCTTCAAGTGCGTGATCTGAATCATGTCGGCGAATGGTATCATACGTCTAACCAAGGACTCGATGTTACCCTTGTACATTCTTGGTGCCACGGCTGCATAGTTTGGGTATGCGTGCTGAGACGCTGACTTAGGTCTCACCATATTCTTGGCAAGCTCCCACCTCAACATAATGTTTGTTCCCATCACCATCACACCCTCGTACCAAACATCTATGGTCTTCTCCATGACCTCAAATCGTCCCTCGTCCATCATCTGCTTTGGAGGGTTGAACGTGTCGTCCTTCTGTATTACCTTTACGTTTCCGTTGTCTAGTACCTTCTTCTTGTAGACCATCTTCTTTGTGGTCTTATAATTCACATATAAAAGTGTGGCGGTGTCTCTACTAAACATTGTGTTCTGATAGAACTGAGCCGTGTTGTAGTAGTTGTACCAAGACTGGCTGTACTTAGATATCTCATCAAGCTGCTCGTTTGTAAGTGAAGGGTCGATCTTAACGAGCTCGGTCATGTGAACGGTCTTGATCTCTCCCCAGTAGAAGCAGTCCTTGAAGTGTCTGTCCTCTGTGTAGCTGTACACTATATTTGCTGGGTCTAC